GTTATCGTATACACATAAATCATGTTAATGATCGTATGGGATGAACCGAAACGGCAAAACAACCTTGCCAAGCACGGCATGGACTTTGCTGATCTTGATGAGGGGTTCTTTCTAAGTTCAATCATCGCCCGCGCTAAACATGGTCGTTTCAAGGCGATAGGTAGATGCGCAGATGGCTCTATATCTGTGATTTTTGCCACGCTGGGAAAAGAGGGCGTTTCTGTAATCTCCATGCGCCCAGCAAGCACTCGTGAAAGGGGAATGATCTCTTGAACAATAAACCAACTGTCGATGAAGCCAAGATCCAAGCCATGATTGCGAGCGACCCCGACAACCCGGAATGGACCGATGAGGACTTTGCCAATGCGAAGCCCTTCACTGAGGTGTTCCCGGACCTTGCCGAGAAAATGCGTAAGAACATTGGCGGGCGCCCCAAGTCTGCCAATCCTAAGGTTGCGGTTTCCATCCGCCTTGACCCGGACGTATTGGCTAAATTCAAAGCTGCCGGCCCAGGTTGGCAAACTCGGATAAACGAAGCCCTGCGCAAGGCTGTAGGTGTCTAACCGCCCGCCTCCTGCTCAATCGGCAGTGTTGCGAACGGTCGACCAAATTGCCTCACGGGCAGACGACATAACGGAGGCACTGAAGTAACGTCAAATCCCCCCTTGGCGCCTACGCGTTGATATCCTTGGCTCATAATAAGTCCTTTCTGGCTATTCACCCCTTCCCCACCATTGCCCCAAACCCGGCCTTGATTTGCGCTGAGATACGCCGGCGCTCGATGGCGATGCCTGGATCTTCCCTTGGTCGGTCGGCATAGGCGGGTGAGACCTTCATGGGTTCGCGGCCTTTCGCCATACCCTCGACATAGGCAACGCTCATTGCCCGGATCTGCCGCGCCTCCCAGGGGTCCATCCGGCCGCAGGAAAGCCGCGAGAAGGCTTCGACCTCGGCCCAGCTGTGCGGACCGCCGCCCCCCATGCCATCGAAATGGCACCAGCCGAGCTGGTCGGGCAGCATCCATTCCCGCAGATATTCCACACCGGTGATATCGGGCAAACCAAGGTCCAGATCTTCCTCCAGCCACATGTTTATGCGGTTGGAGGTCCATCCTTCCGGTGTCGCGGCCAGGAACCCAAGCTGGCGGGCAAACAGGTTCAGGCGGCTGAGACGTTTCCCAGATAGTTACCGCGTGAGGTGGCAAAGCCAACCACCTGTTCGGCGAAGGACTTTTCTTCCTCACGACCGATCATCATGTTGAGGCCAAGGAACCAGTCGATATCCTGCAACGTGGCCGGTTTGTCACCGTTGTTGATGTTCTTGAAGCCAGCGATAAGACGTTTGGCCCCTTCGCAGATGCTGTCGTTCAGGCCGTCCAGTGTGTTGGCATCCTGTTCGGCATCCTTGCTTTTGGCCCGCGCCTTTTGCGCCGCACGTACTGCGTCACGAACCGATGGGCTCTCAGAGCCACGAACAGTGACGATACAGGGCTTCTTTTCGGCCTTGTCCGCATATAGCAGTGCGCCTGTAGCTGGGTGTTCCAGATGCAATTCTGCGCCTTTTTCGGCGGCGGCGCGGCTGTCAAACTGGTTGAAATCCATATCAGATATTCCTTGTGGTTCGGGTTCAAAACGGGCCGCAGAGGTCGAACCACCTCCCCTACAGCCCTAACCGCCCGAGGGGAGCGGATTAGATGGGCACGATTGGGTTGTGGTCGATTTCCATGCTGATCGAGGCAGAGACAACATCATCGCTGCCGCCCACACTGATCTTCTTGGCCATGACCAGGGCCGCACACCAGTATTCAGTGCCATCGTCCAGGGTGATGCAGACCGCCACCGGATCATCACTTTCAACAGCCGCGTCGATGGCCTGCTGGCCTGCATTTGCATTATCCAGCGCGCAGGTTGGGCTCAGGGTGCCGTTGTTGAACGAGCCCTTGGCCTTCTTGGTGCCGCGAGAAGCAAGCGGCTGGTGAGTGACCAGGGCAAATTCCTTGCCGAACTCACCGATGTTGGTGATCTCGCCAATGGGAACTTTGGTCAATGCACCATAGCCGGCGGCATCATAGGTGGCAGGGAGAACGGCGCTCATGGATAGGATTGCGCCCGCGGCGGTATCAAACGACATAATCGTTTCCTTTCAGATTAGGGAGACGCGCCACGGGGGCGCGAGGGATAGGCCTTGGGCCTATTTGGTTGCAACGGGTGTCAGACCGTCCTTGAACTCAGCCAGCACATCGCCATTGGCTTCAGTGGTGTCGGACACCTTGCCGGAATAGGTTACATCGTTCTCCAGCGTGAATTTCAGCGTGTCGCCAACAGACGGAGCCTCGCCCTGGTACTGTGCCACCGGATGCTGAGGCGCATCATCTGACTTGCGAATGCGTGTCAGTGTGACGCCCTCAACAGTCCGCGACTTAGGCTTGGCCACCACAGGATTTGGATCCGCCGGGGCGGTTGCTTTCTTATTCATCAGATGTCCTTTCGGAGAGATTTAGGCCTTCATGGCCGTGAAATTGATCCGCACCGGTGTTCGCCAATTCACCGAGTCCGAGTAAGAGCGCAGCACCTGGCTATCGCCCATCTTGATCTTGAGGCCGCTGTCGATGATGGCGGCTTTGGCCGGGTCGGCGCGGTCAAAGATATCGGCGACGGCTTCGGCTATCTCCCGACCTTCAGTCTCAAACCCGCCCTCTTTCGTCACCACCGAGATCTGCAAGTAACCCCGTGTAATCGCACTGCCGCCGGCCAATGAGCGATCTCGTCGGGAGGTCGAAATAAACTCATAGATCAAGTATGGAACCTTTAAGCGGTTTTCTGATCTCTTGTTTGGCCAGGAAATCTGATAGCCAAGGTTTGCATCCTCAAGCCGCTGGCCCAGTGCTTTGGAAATGCTCACGTCTTCACCTCCCGCACACGAGCCTCAACAAACTCCTGGAACCGCGCCGCATTGGCCCCGACAAAATGGCGCCCCTCTTGGTGATAGGTGCGCCCAAGGGCATCTGTGCCGGTGAACCCGGCCTCGATCCGCATGGCGTGCGCGGCGGTCCATTCGAATTTGAGACTGTCGCCAATCTCCATGCCTGCAATGACAACGGTGTATCCGGTTGCGCCTTCGGAACTGGCCCCGCCTTCGATGTGCGCGACGAGGCTGTTGATCAGATCCTCATCATCAACCGGGATCTTTCCCTCCTCAAAGGAACCGCCAGTCTGTTTAACGCTTGGCTGCGGTGTTTGGGCTGCCTCGACTACGTCTTGAATGGAGTGGGCAGCGACGTAGCGCATGTTCCGTTTCGTCAGCGTTGCAAAGCCTTTGACCTTGGCTGCAAATTTCCCTCTGGCCATGGTCAGTCCTTTGGAAGGTGAACGCGGTAGACCGCAATGCATTTGCAGCCGATGCCATGTTTTGCGCCGCCTGCCGGATCGTGGGGATGCTTCATACGGGCACCATCCGGAAACTCGAACGCCTCACCAACCTCGATCACTGTGCCATTCATCGCCACATGATCATGGCGCGGCTTTTCCGACAGGTTGTGCTGCCAACGGGCGGTTATCTTGGCTACCCGGCCGCTTTCCATCAGCTGCCGCATCCCCTCTTCACGCCCGGCTGACGTTGCAACCCGAGACTGATCCTTGGCAATCACCCGACCCCGATATCCCAGCGCCTTGAACTTGTGGGCTTCCATGATCCGGTCAAGCTGTTTTCCGGTGATCGCCCTGCCCTCGCGGATCGCCTTTTTGATGGTTCCGTCAAAGCGTTTGTTGCGCAATTTCAGGTTCAGATACTCGCGCATCAGTTTTGGTTCACCACTGGCCAGTTTGGCCCGGCCTGAAATGATACTGTCTGTTTGATTGCTGTTCAGACCCAGATAGCCGCCAACCCGTTTGCGCCCGAGCTGTCGACCTGTGATCTCCCTCGCCACGACGCGCGACGACCGCCCCTCTTGCAGTCCTGACAAGATCACCTGCCGGGTGCTCTCGATGCTTTCCCGGGTGATGCCTTCGACCAGCTGGCCCGCGTGCTGGCTGACCCATTGTTCGGCGCGGTGGTGACGGCCGTCAAAGCCGAACACGCCCCGCAATCCCTTTGGAATGAGCTCCGTTGCCATTCCGCCACCTGCCATGTGGGTCGCCCTGATCGCCTCGTGCAATGGCCAAAGTAACGACTGATCAATTCGCAACAGCCGCACGGCATCATCAATGCGGTTTGCCTCAATCAGTCCGGCCAGCTCCAATAAATCAACGGCAGAGGTTGCCAGTGAAATGGCCTTCTCGAATTCCCTCCTGATTGCCGGCTCATACTTTCTGAGCGCGTCCAGGACACGTTGCTTCTGGGAGACCATGGTGCCCTCCGTTCATTCAGATGATGGTTTTGGTGGTCAGCTCAGGTGGTGCAGGCCCGCAGCAAGCCCCAGAACAAAAGCCGCCCGCATTTGGCGGTCAGGTTCGTCAAAGATGTCAGGGCGCATAACGGAGACAAGATAGGCTTTACCCCGGTCACCACATTCAAGGTGCCGGAGAATAGTATAGGCCTGTGCCGGGCTGTCGATGCCCTCAAACAGGTCTTGGTTCTGTTCAATCAGATCACTCAGGTTTCCATGTCCACATCATAAGACAGAGCCACCCCGCCCGGCGCCAGGGGGCGCACTTCTGCGATGGTCTGGAATAGAGTGTCGTTGGTCACATCCGCCATAGCAACCCCGACGGCGATCTGTTCGCCCTGTTTGGGCTCCACCCCGGTCGCCGATAGCGTCAGGGTGCCGATTGTTTTTCCGATCAGGGTGCCCGAAGCATCGCGTAGCTGGCGGCTACCGCTCAGGCCGTTCATCTCATGCAATGTGTCCGCTGGTTCCGGCGTGGTGTCGTGCGGGCTGGTTGGGCCGCCGGTACCAGGCTTGCGCAGAGTGCAGATCAGCGGGCCGTCGCCTGTGGCCACACTGGCCTCGCCTAAGGCGCTGGTAATCTCTGCCGCGATATCTGCACCGTTCATACGACAAACACCCCAACAGGCTGATAAAGATAGGGCCGCAGCATGTCCTCAACCCGGGTCGATATCGGGCTGGCGCTGGCATTGGCTGTATCACCAACAACCTGCCATTTGATGCCTTTGACCTCGGTTAGAACTTTGCGCTCACCCTGTGTGAACGTCTTGGAAAAGAAGCCCGGTGTTGCCAGTTCAAGCGCGGCAATCTCATAGGCCGCCGCTTCAACATTGGGCGACGCTACGTCAAACCCTGACGCGAACCGGGCAATATAGGCAAATGTGATGTGATCAGAGGCCCGCACTAGAGCAGCTGTTGCCTCCGCATCATCAGCGTCAGTTGGGGCAGCGTTACCCCGCTGGGTCGCATAGCTGCGGAAATCTGCAAGGTTGCCTATCATGCGGGCCTCCTGTTTATCGTTGGCGCGGCCAGCCTATTTGCTGGCCTTCGCCTCTTTGATGGCCGCGATCAGCTCGTCATCGGTGGTTTCATCTGAGAATGACAGCTCAAGCGCACCAGCCTGCGTTTCCAGTCCTTCACGCTTCTTGGTCTTTTTGGGGGCCGGGGCAATCCATTCATCCGCGATCCACTGCTTGACCGCAGCGTTCTCCACTTGATCCTTACTCAGATCAATAGGGTCTCCACCGGGCAGGAATTCCTCCCCACCCGGCAAAATCAAACGGCCCGGGTATGTGCTTACATACTTGACCATGATCAGATCCCCGTCTTGTAGCGCATCGACTTTGGCCGACGAATATTGATCGGTGCAAAGCGGAACATGCCATAGGTGCGGATCTCCAGTCCAAACGCCTGCGGTGGGATAAAGGTCAGCGGCATCGGCATGTGCATTTTCAGCGCTTCAGGTGACCGCTTGTAGGCCACCATCTTGCCAGACAGGCGAATATCCATTTCGATGGTCAGAGGTCGGCCCGTTTGCGCGGTGTAAACGTTGGATTTCTGGATGAACTCCAGTACCGTCATCGAACTTTCAGGCGAAATTTGCGTTGTGGCGATGTAGGAATAGGTCTCCATCGGCAAAACGATGGTATCCGCCAGATCCAGCCCCTTGGTGTCAGTCAAAATCCCGGTCAGGGTGCCGTTGATCTCAGCCAGGATCTCTTGAGGCGTAGAGGTGGCGAACGTCTTGGCCGCTGCCTGCGAAGTGATCCCGGTGGTGTTGTAGAGACCCTCCACGCCCAGTTGGGCGTTGCCAACGAAAGCGACTTCTTCGACCAGTTGCTCATAGGCTTCACGGGCGGTCATTGCGCCTTCACTGCCCAGGTTCATCCCCATTTGTTGGGCTGATCCAATTTCGGACAGCGAAAATCCGTAGCCGACACCGCCATCATTGATGCTTTGTTCGAACTTGGTCAGTCCGATGTTCACCAGCGGGATATCATCCCCCTTGGTGTTGATGAACTTGGCCTTACCCACTGCATCCTGAGTGAAGAATGTAACCGAGGGCGCAAAGGCATGTGCCGAGGTATCAACCGGGATCAACCGCGGATACTTGATCGCCGGCATCGGGCGTTTGACCACTTCGGATTCGATATGCGTGCGCTGCTGCATCACAAAGCCAAGGGCTTGCTGCGCGTCGTAGTTTTGAACTTGCATGTTCATGTGTTCAGCCCTCCTTAGGCCAAGTGAACGCGCACGAGCTCGCCTGCATTGGCCGAGTTCTCGAACGTCGCGTTTGCGATGGTGGTGACCAGGCCAGCGCCAATGACGCCCGTGGCTGCGGTGAAGGTGACAGGGTCCGATGGGGCCACATTGGTGGAGGCCGTGACCCAGATCGTGCCTTTGCGCATCACACCGGCCATCTCGTCCACGGCGTATTGATCAGCAGTGCGCGACTTGTCGGCTGCGGCAATGCCCTCAAACCCAGTGCCACCCAGCTTGGCGGTGCCGTCAGCCGTGCCGCGACCGACAGCAAGGCCAAAAGCAACGACAGCGGTTTCGATTTTGCGCGAGGCCATATCTTTCAGCGAGTGGTCGGCAATCATACCCGCGAAACCGGCCTCGAATGAATCGGTGTAATCTCCGATGATATCAGTGATCGGCATGGCTTAGCCCTCCTTACTTGGGGTCTGCATCCAGGCATCGCCCAGCGACTTATTGCGCTCGGCGTATGTCTGGTTCAGATCGCTGGTGTTGCTGGTGCCAGCTCCATCCTTCATCGCGCCGGCGAATTGGTCAGGCTTGGCTGCGTCTGCGGCGTCGACCAGGGCGTCAAAACGCGCCTCTATGTAAACGTCAGAGCGATCCTTGACCGCATCGTCGCCCAATTTGGCAACGAAGACAGCCTTGCGCACGGCGGCGTCGGTCAGGCCTTCGGTTTTCACCTTGGCATCAACCTTTGCGGCATCGCCCAACAGCTTGGCGCGAGCGGCAACGCGCTTGTCGAGATCTGCGTCCGAGAGTTGCGCCCCCTTGAGCTTGTCCAGTTCAACGTCCTTTGCCGCCAGCTCTTTGTCTTTGGCGTCAAGCGCTGCCTTGTGGGATGTGTTTGCATCCACCAGGGCCTTGTTTTTGTCGGCAATGGTCGCGTTCAGCTTATCAATGGCTTGCGCGCCTGCATCGGTCGTCTCGACCTGCAAGCCGTCCACCATGATCTTTCGCAGTGTTTCCGGCATATCTGCCTCCTTGTGGTCTGCACTGGTGAGAGGGCTTGCGCCCCAATTATCCGCATCGTCCCCGATACGGCATTCAGGCCCCGCCCGGCCTTTGGGCACGATGGCAAGGTGGTTTACTCGGATGTCACGCTGGATCGCGTCGTAGGCTTCACCCTCAGGGGATACGCCGTCCTTGAATTCAATCTGGCAGGTGTACCCGCCTGATAGCTCGCGGGTGCCGCTTTCAATCGCAGCAATGGCGGCTGCATCCTTAATGATCAGCGGCAGTTTGATCTTGTTGTCTTCCCAGATGGCTTCGGTCGAAACCTCCCCCTTGGCGAGGTCTTGCCAGTTGGTGGCATTGACCTGCTCGGGATGACCCATGGTAATTGGCGCGTGACTGAAGGTTGCCAGGCTTGCAGGCGCTCGCACCTCATCCTCGGGCCGATAGACCCGGACCACATCTTTGTCGGCCAGGCCGACCTCAGCGCCGCGATAAAGCTGGATGCCTGTGCGGGCAGCAAAGGCCTCGGCCACCAGATAGCCGCCGTCCAGTTTGCGGGTGCCGCTCAATGTGGCCCCATCGGTGAAGCGAAATTCGTTCATTTGATAGCACCTTCGTCATCATCGTCCGGTTCATCCTCGCCAAACTCGTCAGCGTAGCTTTCCAGACCGGGGAATGCGCCGCTCTCTGTCAGTGCGTTGACAGCTGCCTTGCCGAGAGCCTCTGGTGAAGTGATGCCAATGCGGTCGGCTTTCTCAGCCGCACTCATCAGCTTGTCGGCATTCTCCGCGATTTCCTTCTCGCTCAACTGCCAGAGCGGCCGCCAGCTGTAGTGAAGCTCGGCAGGTCGGCTTCCGAGGGCAGAACGGATCAGGCATTCGTCCAGGATCTGCAACTCCGGCTCGATCCAGAGGGTCTGATGCACCCGCACAAGGTCGTAATAACCACGCAGGTCGGATTCCCCGGTGCTGTTCAGCCCCCCGGGTGACGTGCCAAATAGGCGGGTCATTGGAATGCCAGAGGCCGCGCTTACGCGGATAGCGAACTTATCCATGATGTCGGGAATGCCGCCGAAACTGGCCGACTTCTGTTGATAGTCCTCATCAGCATCAAGCAATAGGGCGCCATTGATCCCTTTGCCGAGGTTGGCAAGGTGGAAGCGACGAAGGAGCAACTCCTCGTATTTGGCACCTTGGTTGCGGAGGTTGTCGGTGAGGTTTTTCACCTTCAGCACGTCAACCTTGGCCTCATACATCAAGCTTTCGGCATTGGCTGATGATGACTCGTCGCGCTGCACAGCCGAAAGGACGGTGCTCAGAACGCTGTCCCCCCAGTTATTGGCCTGAATGATATTGCCGCCAGGTGCGATCTTGCCAGGCAAGATCACAAGACGGGATGGGTGGATATTCACTGCCCCGCTGGGGGTATTGATGGTGTATTCTTTGGGGCGTCCGTATCCAGGTTCACGAGGATCACGTTCCAGCTCGCCTGCGTTCAGCTCCTGTCGACGCAGCATGGTAAGATACTTGATGCCGCCCTTACCGATCCTGTCCGGGACTAGCTCCTGCGATAGATCGCTTGCCCCATCGCCAATAAAGATGGCACCGCCACCCCAGCAACGAGCAGCCTTGATCGCGTCAATCAGTTTGCGTTGTAGCCCAAGCCGTTTTTCTTCGGCCTCGATGGCGCTGATCTGCTCTTTTTGCGCATTCCACTCGCGCCATTCCCGACCTGCATCCTCAGCCGGGATATCAATGATCCGCTGCGCCAGAGCAGAGGTGCGATAGGCCGCCTCAATCTGGTCGTCGGCCAAGATGCTCATGACGTAGATAGCGCCTGCTGCCTTGTCGCGTGCCGTGCCCATGCCGGACACAACATTTTGCAAGCCATCGCTGACCTGCACCGTGCCGCCATTAGCGGTTCGGCGGTAATGTGGCTTTGTCAAAGCGCATCCTCCCACGAGAATTGGCCAGTGTTCAGCATGTCGGCGATTGCATCCATGAGCGGGTCAACCTGATCGTCATGACCAGTGCCCAATCCATCGAACGACTGCAGCTCGGCTTTGAGTGCAGGTGTCCATTCCATTTCGGCGGGTAGGTAAACATGCCCGGTCGAGATCCACGGCGCGGCGTCCAGGCCCCGTGTGTATTTGTCTTTATCGCGCGGTATTCCCTCAACCGGGATCAGCTGCTTGCCCGACTGGGCCATTCCAAGGGACTGGATCAGGCCGGTGCCAGAAACCTTGTCCTCGATCTTCATGCCGCGAGGCTGCCAGCCCCCTAAAGATGCCTTTGCCCAGAACGTTCGGGCTGTGGCCTCCAGCTGCGGTGCCAGCCATTTGCCGCGCACCTGATCGATCAGGTAAATGCCGCCAACCTTTGCCTTGCCCCAGAGCTGGAAAACGGAAAAATCGTTGCGCTCCGCAGTCTTCTGGGCGGTGTCGGCATAGACCCGGGTAAACTCCATCTGTGGCAACTCGTGCCACTCTCCGAAGGCATCCATATTGAACAAGGCGCCTTCAACGCTGGATGGGCGCTGCCTATACTGGCTGTTGTAGGTATAGGCATCAGCCTTGAGGATCTCGATCTCTTCCTCGGTGTGTTTTTCATCCCAGAGCGGCCCGGCTTGCAGGCCATGATCAATCGGCCGACCGTGCGTCCATTCTTTCGGGTATTCCATCCCGGGCTCAATCATCACCGGAAGATCGAGGTGGTCCCAAACCTCGCCAGTTCCGCCTTTTAACAGGTGCCCTGCAAAATCATCGTCGTGCAGGCGCTGCATGATCACGATGATCGGCACACCCTCATGTGCCAGCCTGCTCCGGAAGGTATTGGCAGCCCTCCGGTTCACGTTCTCCCGCTTCTTCGGACTAAAGGCATCGTCAGGCTTCAGCGGGTCATCGATCACCAGCGCGCCGGTGAACCTGGTCTTGTCCATGTATCCGGCCCGAAAACCGGTGATCGGACCACCTGCGGCCTTCGCCAGCAATCCGCCGCCTTCAGCAGTCTTCCAGCGGTCCTTTGCCTTGCTGTCTGTCCGGATCTGAACCTCGGCCAGTTCCTGAAACGCCTCAGTCTCAATCAGCGTCTTGACCTTATCACTGTTCTCGCGCGCCAGA